ATGAAGGGTTTTGTGCTGACGTTAACGTTACTGATGCTATCAGCTAATGCTATGGCTGCCGGGAAGATCATCACTGTCAGTAAGTTTGAGTTTGGTAAGCAGTGGGCATTTAACCGGGAAGAGGTGATGCTAGAATGCCGTACCGGTAATGCTTTGTTTGTGATTAACCCGAGTACGTTAGCGCAATATCCCCTAAACGAGATAGCGACCGAACAGATGAAGTCCGGGCATGTATTGGCCAAACCGCTAGATGTTTTGCTACTGGATGACAATGCAAACCCGGGTCTCAAGATGAGTTTAGAACCCTTCCAGCAGCGCGCCATGACATTATGTCAGCAGTAAGCTTGGCTCTCTTGGTGCCTACGGGCATTAACCTATAATTAACAAATAATTACTTTTGTTGCCTTGAGGTTGCGCTTTTATCACCAAAATTAATTTACAACCGCAATTAATTACTTCTACTGTCAAGTTGGCTAAACACATGTACTCGACTACGCTTAAGAAGTACGGCTGAATAAGCCTACGTTAATGCCAACTTTTAGCGCACGGCTCTCTCCCAAGAGCCATTTCCCTAGACCGAATATAGGAATCGTATTCGGTCTCTTTTTAAGTTGTTGATTTTAAAAGGTGAATTTTGTTGTTTATCGAAATTTATCGAAATTTTATCGAAATCTGATATTCGGTCTTTTATAGCATTACGTATTCTTTACCCCTCGTATCCAGATACTTGTTCGTCATCTTCTCCGATTTATGCCCCAGCAGTTTCATCGCAAATTCTTTACCTTTTTCCTTTTCATACAATCGCCCAGCGAGACTTCTGATCTCGTGAAAAGTTGGTGGGCTCTCATCAAAACGAAAATCTGTTCCTTTTCTCGCCGTTACGAATTTCTTTGTCAGGCTGTCTGGATGTAGTGATCCATCAGGGCTATTTTTTCTGATGCCAGCACTTATCATGAAATCTGTTTTACTGGCTAATCTACATTGTTCAATCACGGTGCTAAGGCGTAGGCCAACGGCTTTAAGTTCAAGATCTAAGGGCAGGGAGATCATGGCTCCGGTTTTGCCTTGGTCTATCTGTAATCTGCCATCAACAATCTGGTCAAAGCGCATCAGAGATAAATCCTCACGTCGTTGGCCAGTGACTAGCGCCAGATCCATTGATAGCCCAAACCACGCCGGTAATGTGACAGCGACCTCACGAATAGCGAGATACTGATCCAGTTCCAGGCGCTCACGTTTCACCACCGGTTTAGCTGAGCGTGTCGGTGTCACTGGATTATTATCTATATGGCCCTCGACAATCGCTTCTCGGAAAATATCAGACAACACTGACCGCATAGTAGCGGCCATAGTTTTTTTGTCCTGTGCCACCCAAAACTCTAAAAACTCGGCAATATGGCGCGTGCTGATTTTAGCTAACACCCTGTTGCCCATTTTTTCGCTGATCATGGCTATTTGTCCCTTGCGAACTTTATAGGTGTTTTCGGCCAATTCCCGGCGCTTATAGATGACGTCATATCGTTTTAGCCATGCTGCCAGTGTGAACTCCTGCGTGCCTTTGAGCTTTTCTAGTAGTGCGACAGGAGTGTAGTTTTGTTCAATGAAATTATTGGCTTCAATGGCTTGGGATATGGCGTCTCGCCGGGCAATTTTGCCGAGAGATAACTCCTTTCCAGTTAGCGGGTTGCGCCAATAGAAAGTTAGTTGAACACGCCTAAAGGTGAGGTTTTTGGGCAAATTAGCGTCATACTTTCCCGGCCTTTTTGCCATAACCCATCTTCTCCAATATTGGCGGTATCGTAGAATGTGAAATGTTCAGCGCTTTCGCCATTCTGTAGCTTTTGGGCTGTATATAAATGGCACCGGGCCGCACGCGATATTGTCTGCCGTGTTTTTCTGCTGCAGGGTAAAAGTTACCGTTTCTGGCCCAGCGTTGGAGTGTTTGAATCGTCGGCTTGTCAGTCGTATACGTTTCATCACACCATTCGGTTAATGTCATTAATTTAGCCATTGGTCATACCTCGATATGACCGGCCAGCATAGTAACGTGCTGACCGGTTCAGTTTTGATTTTTAAAAATCAGTTAGCGGACGGCTAACGAACGTTCGCCAGTTTCAAACTTGGCACCGGCAATCAATAGGCCCTCATTTAAGGCAGCTTTGATTTCATCGGCTTTTGGGGTGGTGATAATTTGCACCTGAGAAACGGAGTCGACATATTCATCAGGCAACAAATTCACATCGGTGATGACGAGTTTTTTTGTCCCTTTTCGGGCAGTGAAGGTATTGGACGCCGTTTTGATCGAGTCTTTACCGGCCTGAATCATGCATTCCAATATATATTTACGGTAGATTTCAGCCTGATTATCAAAACTTTTCTTGCGTGCACTCATCCGTTTGGCTTCGTTGGCACATATTTCTGCCTGACCCAGCGTGTTACGTACCAGTGCCATCAAGGCATCGAACTTATCTTCCAGCATGCCCTCAATGCCAGAGAGAGTGTCAGCGACCATTTCGGGGGTGAGTTCATCACCGCTATCGGCCATTTCCTGCAATTTGCGGTAATCAGTGGCTAATGATATGGCGCTTGTGCTCATGCTTTTTCTCCCTCAGTGACAAATTTTGCCAAGCACTCATCTTTGATTTGATTCAAACGGGTTAGGCGTCCGGTCAGATATTTGACGTGCTCATCATCATGGGATGATTCGGCATTTTTGAGATGAACCCCGATGGTGCGTGTTAGTGAGGTGCTGATTTTTGTCACTTCATTCGCCGTGACTGCTGTTTTCATCGTCTCGGTATTGGCTTTGAATTTGTCGTCTAACTCTTTACGCAGACGAACCACATCATCAGCTTTAGTGCTGGCATTTTTAATACCAAACTCAATATTATTGTCGGCGGTGTATTCAGCATCATCAAACAGCCCCATAAATACATCAGCGCTGAAACCAAGCTGTGCTAATGCTTTGGTCGTGGCGTCCGTTAGGCTTTTTTTGCTGACTTCATCGTCACAAATGAAACCATTTGTACTCTGATAAATATGTTTGGTATGACCAAAAGCAGGGAAGCGGCCCCGACCTCCTGCGTATTGGTACCACAGTTCAATCCGCATAGTGTGGTTGGAGGTCCGTAGAATGGTGCCATCCCCATCACGCATGGGTTTACGCCCGATCTCTCGATTGTTGCTATCCAGAATCGACTCCATAAATGGGATGCCGGGTATAAATTCCTCACTGATAATATCCACGCCCCAGCCGCTACCAAAGGGGCCAAAGATTTCCGTGGCTCTCATTGTCTGATAGGTAGGATTGATGCTGGTCACAGAGCGAATGACTTTGCCATTTTTGGTCGTATCTTTGCGCTTGGTACGCGCGGGATCGGTGCGCTGTACTGATTTCCAGATACTTAAATTATCCTGAGACTCTTTGGGTAACTTAGATATATCCTGATCGATCTGTGATGCCCGCTGTTGGAACTCATCTGCGGTAGGATGCGGTGATTCAGGTTCTATCTGCTTATTGGTATGGGTCTCGGCGTTAATGGTCGCCGTTTCATCATTAATGGCGCTATTTGCAATGTTTGATACATGATTGGGCTGTTCTGTTGCACCTTTTGGCACTTTTGTATCAGTTTTTGGTTTTTCGATTGTGCTGGTATTCGCCGGTGAATCGTTGGCTGCGCTGGTCAAGCCATCAACACTAAATTTGCCATCGCCAAGGTTTGCTACTTTCACATCATCGGCTTTGATTACATCAAGCTGTAAACACTGATTGATATAGACTTTCAGCTTGGCTGGGTCTTTATGAATATCCAATTCAGCACTGCGGATCATTGCAAACAGATCATCACGGGAAACCGCTAAAATGGCAGGGATAATCCGTAAAGCTGTTGACCAGCGCCGCCAAGCCTCATCACCTTTCTCTACTTTTTCTTTAGCGCCACGATAAATGGATGATGGCACTTCCCAAACATCATAATCACTGGGGAACAGGGCGCAGGCGACTTCAAGATCGAGAGAGGCGTAATCATGCTTATAATCGCGTTCACGATGACCCGCTGGCGTAGGCGATGAATTGGCTTGTTCATTCGCTTGATGGCCAGGGTGTTCCCGCTCATCTGGACGGGAGTTGATCCACTTTTCAGCAAACTTGTTAACGTCCGGCCATGATTTAAATACCGGAGTGTGGGCCTGAACATCATCAATGAGTTGTGCCAATGTAGTGATGTACATGTGCTTAACTTGTGGTAAGCGTGGCAAGCCATCAATAACTGCACGATATAACGACTCTGATTCATCATCATTAATTAAATCGTATGCATTAGATAATAGATGGCTATCAACAATTTCAGGCTCTACGCCATATAATAAAACATATGCAATTCTTACGTTAATTGGTAAATCGAAGATGTTTTTAACATTGTCAATTTCATCAGTATTATCAACGACGATAGGTTCAAATTCTTTAGTTTCATCATTCCATTGATTATGTTCCATCCATTCAGTGCTGAATATGGCATTATCTTCAGCATCATCATGTACCGGAGGGCGAGGGGAACCCACACGATCAGCACAAACTTTAGGGGCAAAGAAATTACTACTTGATCCGGGGAATTCCCCTTCTAATAACATGGTGGATTTCATTGTTGCCATTTTTTGATTTTTGGCATCAACAGTAATCGCCATGGCTGCAGCACCATTTGCCATAGCTGATTTTTTGGGTAGAAACCCACATACAAATAAGCTCATTGGTCATTCCTCGCTAATTATTTTTAATCTGATAATAACAATCGGTCAGTGCTATTAATTCATCTGTGGGTAATACATGAACTAACGACGTAGAGTCACATTTTTTAATTTTTTCTAAAGCCAGAGAAATTAAATCACGTACATCTACAATGCCGGATTCTATTAGATCTGAAACAGTGCCCATTATTGCGTCTGGACTCGCTCCAACTTCGACTAATGCGGGGGATTTAGCAGCATTAGCGATGACGATAGAATCAGCCAGGATTCTAAGTGTTGTCTTTTGCATAGAGATCTCGCTATAATTTCGGCGTCCAGTGGTGGAAGCCATTGGTCATACCTCGCTAGAGTCGGTTTGGTCGCTGACTCTGCCGTCACCGGGACGTTAAGCCGGTAAGATTGCCCACCTTGTGTGGGCTTTTTTACGTCTGTTTTAATGCCGGTTACGTTTTCGGCGTCGATATATCCACTTTAATGAGCTGAGTTTTACGACCGTTTCACTGGTGTTGGCTGCAATTATTAATGTCTGGATTGAGTGGTTAAATCATCAACAACACTTGATAACAAAGCAGCTAATAATAAGTCACGGACGTTGTTATTACCGAAGCTGAAATTGGCCTCAATGACTTCATCTTCGCCAATACCAATATAATGCTGAGCGGCGGCTTTAATTGCACAGCCCATACAGTGATAATCCCCTAAAGTTTCACCACTAGGCAAAACAATAGAAGCCAGCGGTAAATTAGCCTCTTTATTTTTAACGGCATAGCCGATTACTTCATTTTCTGCGGATAACTGAGCAACGTCATTATGAAGTGGTTTAATAGATAATTTAATTTCTTTAAATTTCATTGGTCATACCTCGTTATTGTTGATGAATAATGGCATCGACTGGGTAGCAGTTGCCGTTGAATAACCTATTTTCGAAAATGACTTTTTCACATTCTTGTTGGGTGTCATAAACTTCATAGACAATATCTCTACAAATTTCATGAGCAGGGCATACCGATACAACTAAAGCGAATAATAGTTGCTCCATAAATTTCCTGAATATTAAGGGTTAAATTATCTCGGCAGTTGCTTTCCCACCATCAGTAATTTTTAGATAAATCGATTCGCAATGAGGGCAAGTCGCTAGTGAATCCCAAACTGCGTTATCTATTCCTCTGCGTGTTTCAATTTCTTTATTACATATTGGGCAGCGAAGAGTGATGAAATTCACCCCCTTGGCTTTAGCTTGTGCAACATATTTACTGTGGTCATCCAATAGCTTTCCCATTGTCTATCCCTTTTTATCTGCTTTCAGATTGTCAGAACTTGCTTACCTAAGCGGCTGTTGTGCCGTTGATGGGCTAAAGTTAATTTAAACTAACAATAAATTCAATCGTAAATTTAAATAAACTTAACAATAAGGGCGAAATTAGCGGTAAGAATTTGAAAAGTATGAATATTTATTTGGCGAGTTTTTTTCTGGTTTGTAACAGCTCTTCAAAAAGTCGGTTTAACTCATCAACTTTAAGCCGAAGGTCTGTTAAGTGCCGCTCTTTTTCTGATTCAGGAAGAGACGCAAACAATTGAATTAGTTCAGCTTCTCTCTCATCAAGTTCAGGTGGGATCTTTACTGCGGGTGGGGGGGATTGATCTGTATCCCCGTATAAAATCCACGTTGGTGAGCACTGTAATGCGGTACTCAGGGCAAATAGATTTTTGCCAGAAGGTGAACTGTCGTTGCTTTCCCATTGTGAAATGGTGACATGGGACACTTTCACCGCCTTTGCAAGGCTGCGTTGGGTTAGTTGCAGCTCATTTCGCCGCTCTCTGATGCGTTCACCGGGATTTTTCATAGTTAGGTAATTCTAAATTCTCTTGACTTAAATTTCCTGAACAAATAACTTTTTAACTAAATCTAACAACAGGAGAGGCGACGTGTTAAAAAAAGATGCCATTCAATATTTCGGCACCAAGAGTGCTCTGGCAAAAGCTGCGGGGGTTAAGCCGCCATCGGTTTCTGCTTGGGGTGATTTAGTCCCAGAGAAAAGGGCCGTTCGATTAGAGAAAGCCTCTAATGGCGAATTGCATTACGACCCTATTGACTATGACAAGCCTATAGCACCAGCACAGTAAACGCTGATTTTTAAAAATCAGCTTTCATAAGGAGGTCACTGTGAAATTAAAACATGATGCCATCTGCGCAGAATTGCGGAGCTGGGCAGCAGAAACCAAACAAGAAATTGTCGCGGCAGAAGTAGCACAGGCTTATTTCGATCTCGGTGGTGATGAGCTTCCACTCACGCCCATTGAGGATGAACACGCCACCCACAACAACAAACAGCGCTTGTTCCGCTGGGTTGATAGTGACACTGACAAGGCCAGAGCAAAAATCGCCGAACTTACTCCAGCCATACTTCAGGCATTGCCAGGAGAGCGGCGTGCCAGATTGGAAAACCCCAATTCAGTGAATTATTTGGCGGCACAAGCATTGCGCGATTTCTCGCTGGCGATGAGTGCGGTGTTGTTGGGCTGCTCTGATATGTCACAGAAATTAATTAAAGCAACTGAGGCAATACATGCACTTATTCCGGTGACACAGCAGTTGATTGCATAACGAGGTATGACCAATGGCCAGATTTTCCAGAGAACAAGTCGAGCAACAATTACGAGATGAACTGCAACGTGTCGGTTTTAGCGAGACAGTCGCCAGATCGGCGGCTATTCAAGGCGGTAAGCATTACACCGATACGCCGAACTCTACATTTGCCAGTGCATTGGCTTGGGCTAAGACCTATGCCAAACCCTATAAGCGGATGCGGGATAAACCGGTAGCTAAAGTCGTTAAAGCTAAAAAGCCGTGGCGGGTGCCACATGGCTAAAAAACTGACTTACCGCAATGGTTATCGGTACGGGAATATGCCTATCACAGCAAATATGGCGCGGGTGATTTTACGGCAATTTACCCGTGAAGCCATGCAAGGGCAACGGAGAGCATTTAACGCTCTATTTAATACTAGTCACGCCAAATGTAACGTTATCAGCGTTACAGAGCAGCACTGAATCGGGGTAGGTATGGCATCAAGTTGGATAAAAGTCGAAGTGATTACTCCAGATAAACCGGAGATCTTCCAACTGGCTGAAATCCTAAATGTTGACCCAGATACCGTACTCGGGAAGTTAATCCGTGTTTGGGTCTGGGCTGATCAGCAGACCATCGACGGTAACGCAGATTGTAACGCCGTTAGCGTTACCCGAATTGGCATTGACCGTATCACTTTTATGTCGGGCTTCGCTGACGCACTGCTTGCCGTTGGATGGTTAAAACATGATGGCACAAAAATGTATTTCCCACATTTTGAACGCCATAACGGAAAAGGCTCTAAAAAACGGGCAGTTACCAGTCGGCGCGTTACAGAATTCAGAGATTCGAAATCAAAAGGTAACAACAAAGGTAACGCTGGCGGCGTTACACCACCGGATAAAAAAGCGTTACCAGAGGAAGAGTTAGAGGAAGAGAAAGAACTAAAAGAAAACCCCCCTGTACCCCCCAAGGGGAAAAGGGAAGGTAAGACATTTGATCCGTTAAATATCGAACTGCCGGAATGGTTACCGACTGAGTTGTGGGAAGAGTGGGTTCAATTTCGTTGTGATTTAAAAAAACCAATTAAAACCAAACAGGGGGCAATGGGCGCAATCAATCAGCTGGCGATATTCAAGGAAAACGGCCATGCACCAGCGGTGGTCATTGCTCAAAGCATTGCCAATGAGTGGCAGGGATTGTTTGAGCCGAAAGCCAGCCAGTCCCATGCAGGGCATTTGAATATTGATTTTGAAGGCGCATTCCGGCGGCTGGTACTCAAGGGTAATGAGCCAAAAAACTCAGCCGAACGCAGGGCATTGAAACAAGCCCAAAATGCCAATTTACGTATGAAAAACGAAACGATAGCTCATAACGCCTGGCGGGGTTATCTCAAACAGGCTTACACCGAAAGTGGTGAACAGCCCTATAGCGGAGATTAAAAAGTGGAAACGATCAATATCAACCGAGCGGTCTTTTGCGATTACTGCGGCAAAGGGGCGAAGCTGGTGCGGGGACATGAAATTTACCCTCAGCGGCAAGACTTAGCTTCACAGTTCTTTTGGTCATGTGCGCCTTGTGGGGCCTATGTGGGCTGTCACAAAAATAGTGATGCTTATCCCCTTGGCCGTCTGGCTAACGCTCAGTTACGAGCGGCGAAGCGGTTGGCACATGCCGCATTTGATCCACTGTGGCAAGAGTTTGGCATGAAGCGACCAGAAGCATATGAATGGTTGGCCGGACAGTTAGAGATTTCAATGTCTCAATGCCACATCGGCATGTTTGATTTAGACCAATGTCGGCGGGTGCAAAAGTTAGCAACGAATTACAAGAATTCCCTGTAGTGAGCGAGGTATGACCAATGGAAATTAATAACTGTAATAATTTTATCAATGATAATCGGCCAGTGATTGACGACAAATGTGATCATTCATCCTGCATCATTGATGCCTGGGGAATGGCGGCTCGCGCCAGATGCCGAGCGCCTTATACGCCGCCGGTCAAGCCGAAAAAGGTGGTAATTCCTACATCGGCAGCAACGAAATCAGAGAAGTCTAAAGCGGCTAAAAAATCTAACACATCATCAGCACTACGGCTAAAAGCCAGTGAGCTGGTGGCAGTGATGCTGGGTAAAACATTGACCTATACCGGTATTCTTGCCGCGCTTGATAAATCCTATCCGGATCACGGCATTACGCTGCGCATGTTGCAGATGCGTATGATTGGCTTGATGAAATCGCCACATGTTGATATTACCCGCGATGAAAAACCGGTAGCGGAATTTACCTTGCACAATGTCAGTGAGCGTTTTTATGTGGATTCGATACTCAGGGCCAAAACAAAAGGCGGGGGTGCTAAATGATCTGGCCTACGGAAGTAAATCAATGTGCCTCATCGGTTATACCGGCACATGCTTTGAGTCCCGACCACCAGCAACAGCTTTTGCTCCAAATGAACCAGATGTTTTTAAATCGAGATAATCCGCAGCATATCCAACAGACAGCCCATGCATGGGCGCGGCGTAAAGAAATCACGGTAGCGCGGCCTGATTTACAGGATGGTCTGGTTGTTGTTGGGTTCGCTGGTGGCGGTGGCAGCTGTGAGGGCATCAAGCAAGCATTAGGCTATGAGCCACACATCGCGATGAACCATAACCCTGTGGCGATGGCGATGCATGCCATCAATCACCCACGTACGTTGCATTACCCTGAGGATATTTTCAGTGTTGACCCGCTCATCTCAACGGGCGGTTTGCCGGTATTGCTGGGTTGGTTCAGTCCTGATTGCCGTCACTTCTCCAAAGCCAAGGGCGGCACTCCGGTTAAGAAAGAAATTCGTGGTTTAGCCTGGGTGGTGTTGCGTTGGGCGTTGGCAGTGCGCCCACGTTTTCTGATGCTCGAGAACGTCGAAGAGTTTCGTGGCTGGGGGCCATTATTGACGGATAGCCAGGGTAATCACCGACCAGATCCAGCCCGTAAAGGGGAAACGTTCAAGGCATTTATTGACATGCTGGGTACCGGTATTGATGGCAATCATCCAGCGCTGACCGAAGTGTGTGAGTTTTTGAAGATAGATATCAATGGCCCTGAGGCGGCAAAGTTGGTTTCAGGGCTGGGTTATAACGTGGATCATCGGGAGCTAAAAGCCTGTGATTACGGCACACCTACCATCAGGAAGCGGTTGTTTGTGGTTGGGCGTTGTGACGGTGAGCCGGTTGTATGGCCAGAGCCAAGCCACGGCGAGCCAAACTCAGCGAGTGTACTTTCTGGCATGCTGCAACCCTGGCGAACGGCGGCGGAGTGTATCGATTGGAGCCAGCCAACACGCTCTATTTTCGGTCGCAAGAAAGATTTGGCTGATAATACCTTGCGGCGCATCGTCAAAGGGCTGCAACGCTTTGTTATTGATAACCCTGATCCGTTTATTGTGCGGTTGGGCCAAACCGGTTTCGGTGGCGACCGCCTGCAGTATCCGCTAGACCAACCGCTAACCACCATCACCAGCAAGGCCGAGCATTTGTTGCTAGAGCCGTATGCGGTGAAGTGCAACCACACCAGCACCAAATCCAAATATGATTGCTTCCGTGGGCAGTCATTACGTGATCCGTTACAGACCATCACCAGAACTCACGGTTTCGCAATCGCTGCGCCGGTAGTTGTGCGTCAGTTCGGTAACAGTACGGCAAATGATATCAATACGCCTTTGGGTACCGTGACGGCGGGTGGGGGCGGTAAAAGCCAGTTAACCTGCGCTCATCTTGCCAAGCATTATGGCGGCAATTATACCGGTGCAGGCATCAATATTAACCAGCCATTGCACACCATCACCACGGTTGATCACCACGCGCTTTGTACATCTCACCTGGTGCAATTGCGCGGCACATGCCGTGATGGTAAACCGATCACTGAACCGGTACCGACCTTAACCGCCGGCGGTAATCATGTCGGGATAATAAACGCCTTTCTGACCAAGTATTACGGTACCGGTGGCTCAGTAGATCTCTCAGAACCAATACACGCGGTGACGACTAAAGAGCGTTTTGGCTTGGTGGAAAACAATTTTGATGTTGAACCTCTGACCGACGAGCAGCGCTATAACGCCTGGAACTGTGCTCGGCTGGTGGGTCATTTCAGCGATTCACCGGACGACTGGCCTTTATTCCCCGCACCACGGCCGCAATTTTTATCGGTAGGCGAATACATCATCGTTGATATCTGTATGCGTATGTTGATAGCGCGTGAACTTTACAACGCCAGCGGGTTCCCACCGGATTACATTATTGACCGCGATATTGATGGCACCCTTTGGCCCAAATCTGAACAGGTGGCAAGATGTGGCAATGCGGTGCCGCCACCCTTTGCCGAGGCATTGGTAAGGGCCAATATGCCAGAGCTGTGTATCTGGAGGATGGCTGCATAATCAACAAGAAATTGCTGATATTCATACTTTTTATGTGGTTATATCCGCTATTTAGAATATGAAACTTTACTTAACTGACATTCACATGAAATCGGTTGAACCAGGTCCCCTGTATGGGGTTATTGAGATCATAAAGGTATTAGCTTAATGATTACTATAGAAAACTTGATTCAACACTTACCAACGGATGGTCGAACTGTAATTCATAGTGAAAAAGGTAACATAATAAGTATTGCACAATTAAGACCGGATCAGTTTATAGCAACGTTGCCAGCCTTTATCGAGATGGCAGAAAGAGCGGGGTATATCATTACAATCCCTGATATTTAACGGTATAATAACCAAGTCAGCCTGAACAACTGACAACCTAAGTTGTTGTTGTGTCATCACCCTTGGGGGCAAGATGGCACAACTTTCGTTTATCAAATCTGGCAATGAGACACTGACACCGGCCACGCCCGATGTTAGAGATTTTCTGCATTATAAAGTCAAGCTGGGGGCTATTCTCACCGCTGATTTTAAGCAGGTCCGCAATCCAAAGTTTCACCGTAAATACTTCTCTTTATTGAATCTGGGTTTTGATTACTGGACACCCTCCGGTGGCACCATATCGCCTGAAGAAAAGAAACTGGTGCGCGGCTATGTAAACTATTTGGCAGAATATGCCGGTCATAGCGATACGCTGGAAGAATTAGCCCGTCAGTACCTCGATACCTTGGCAGAACAGCGGGCCGACCGCGTAACCCTGCTTAAATCTTTTGATGCTTTCCGACGCTGGACAACCATTCAAGCTGGTTATTACGCTATTATTCAAATGCCGGATGGCTCGCAATTTAAAGAGCCTAAATCGATCTCTTTTGCCTCGATGGACGATACCGAATTCTCCGAACTCTACAAAGCCACTCTTGATGTGCTTTGGCAATTCATCCTGAACAAAACTTTTAGCACGCCAGCTGCCGCAGAAAACGCTGCCAGCCAGCTATTAAGTTATGCGTAGGGGGATTTGTGGCTAATTTACGCAAAGAGGCAAGGGGCCGTGAGTGTCAAATAAGAATCCCCGGCATATGCAATGGCAATTCCGAAACTGTGGTTCTGGCTCATTACCGATTGGCGGGTACCTGTGGCACCGCCATCAAACCACCTGATGAGCAGGGGGCTTGGGGATGCGGTGCATGTCATGACGAATGTGACCGGCGCACCCGTTTAATTGATAGTGACACCGCCCGTCTGTATCACGCCGAGGGCGTTATGCGCACCCAGTATATTTTACGAAAGGAAGGGAAGTTATGAGAGCCGCACCGCAAAGCCTGCCGTCAGAGCAGGAAAAACCAATGCTGGATATTCACTATCTATTGGAGCTTTGGGGAGCATGGGCCGCCAATGATAATAGCCAGGTAGATTGGCAACCTATTGCCGCTGGATTTAAGGGGCTGCTCCCGTATACCATCAAATCACGGCCACAGTGCTGTGATGATGACGGTATTATGATTGATGGCTGTGTGGCACGGCTGAAAAAGTATAAACCGGAAGAGTATGAGCTGGTGATTTTGCACTATGTATATGGTGTTTCACTGCGCATGATAGCGAAAAGGCGTAAATGCTCAGATGGGACAATCAGAAAAGAGATGCAAACGGCGCAGGGGTTTATTGCAGGTATATTTTACATATTGTCTTTTTAAAATTTATTAAAGGCAGTCATAACTAATGACTGCCTTTAATTAGATTAAGAAGTTCTTGCTGTCTTTGTAGGAGCACATCCCCAGCTGAATATGTCTTTGCCAATATTCATCCATTCATGCAAGAGTTGTTCCGTCAGGATATATTTAAGTTTGGAATTAGGCATTTCTTTAAGTTTACTGTTTGAATCCTCTAGAAGCTTCGAACCAAACCCTTCGCTAACATAGCATTCCATTAGACTATTTTTCTTAGGGGTTTCTTTGCATTTACATTCTAAGTCTCGTAAACATTTACTCCTATTCAAAATTGTTGCATTACTTATTGTTGTTTCCCAAAATAAACTTTGGCCAGACTTATCAAATTTCTTAACATCATTGACCATCAATCCATCTTTGTGATCGAAGTAAAGTTTAGCACGGCTATCGCTTTTACAGAGTATTTTTAGGTAATCTAATCTGTTACTGAAACTATAGTCATAGTGTTTGTGTTTCTTATCTATTATAAGAAGATTTATTATTTCATCAGGAATTAAACACTCAGCCTCCTGTGCATTAATAACCACATACTTACCATTATAAGGAATTGCTTGACCGTTAAAGTATAGGGCTGTGCCACCTTGTTTTCCGGTAGGATGTTTTTTATCGCTATCAAGCATGCAAAGACAAAAGCCAGAATTTGAAACAATACTTTGAAAATTTTTGTAAGTATTATTACCCCCACCATTTACTGGTTTGAAAATAATATCTACTGTTTCTAAATTAATTAAATATCTGTAAAACTCCCCAATTTTGATATAAAAACTAGTATCACTTAAATCTTCGCAAAGTAGGTTTACTTTCTGTACTGATGCGCTATCAGAAAAAATTTTGCAGCCAACGGAAATCACTTCCATACCATTTTCATTGATTGTTTTTTTATTTATATTATTATTGGCAATGTCTACAACTATGTACGTATTTACATCATTAATTAATCTGCGATATTGTTTTTGTACCGTCTCCGCATGCCTTGCTGCATTTCTTATTCTTCTGTCAAAATCATTTTCATTATAAATAGATTGAAGTAGTTCAGGTTCGGAAATAATAACATGCTTCCCCTCTTTATAAGCAGTCATAATATTAATGATTGCCGAAAAACGAGGCTCACTTTTAATGTCACATTTTTCAGAGCTTATTAAGTTAATAATCATGAATCATTTCCCAGAAAAGAACCCGATTGGCCAGTTTTCAAAATAACCTTGGTCATCAAAGCTCGCTTCATCTATGGATGTACCAGTCTCATTTTTTTTATCAAATATTAATATCGATACATCTTCTTTATTAAAATTAATTTCCGAATTCTCAATGCAATCACCAAATGCATCAACCATTTGCTGACTGTGAGTTTCAAATATTATTTTTATGTTGCTCGAGTTTTCTTTAGATAACTCAATTATTTTTGCAAATAATACAGCTAGCTTAGTCTGATATGCTGGATGAAGATGTAATTCTGGTTGTTCAATAACAAAAATTGTTTCAATATTGTCTTTGTTATTCTTTTGCGTTTCAAGCCATATAGATAATATTATAGGTAAAACTTGTGAGTAACCAAAACCCATATCACTAATATTATGATTAGTATCATCGTTTTCATTTTTAATCATTATTGCATAATGACCACCAGCTTTTTCAATTGTAACATTAAAACCGAAATTTTGCTTAATCCACGCTTGAAAGTTATTGTTAACTTCATTTGAGAATGAATTTAATATCATCGCTAAGTTTGAACCAGTATGGTCCATTTCAATTACTTGTAAATCTTGAAATCTATAAAATCTTTCCGTACTTGCTCTAATTGGAGCCAGGTATTTAATTGACTCAAAACTATTCTTTAAACTTTCGTTAATATTGTCCGCTAAGATATTATAATTTTTAATTAAAAGTATTGATTGAAGTGTCTCAGCAATAACATCAGATAATTGGTTATCATTCATATTATTAATGAAGTGTTTTTGCTCTGCAAAAACATACTTCAAGGTAGATGTTATATTTTTTTTACTGACAAATCTAAAACCTCGTATTGAAGGGGAAATGGTTCCTAAGTTAGTATTTTTATGGAAATAATTTTTAATTGCTACAGCAGCATCTGATGCTAATTCTTGTGAAAACCTCCGCTGCCCCATGATTGCTTTGCTCTGCAAATGGCCTCTACCAGTTGCCCACTTTAGTGGGTCATCACTATTTTTTAAGTCATCATACTCAAGATCAAAGGACTCTAGGCTGGCTATATTAGGAAGGAATTTTGTGCTATTTTGTTGAAGAGTAAGGTTCTTTTTATATGTAAATCCTGTATTAGAAGCTACAAATGTAGCTTTCGTTGCATCCTCGTTAAAAATTAACTTTAAAGTTGTATCTTCAACCTTTATTATTATCTCTTTTGTAAGGCTTTTTTTGTCTAATGAAGAAACAACAAGCTCAACATTGACTTCTATTTCTTTATTTTCAATTCCGAAGTCATCATCAATATATCTACCACTTGTAGTTCGGCGTGTGCGATATTCATTTATTTTTAAACCAAAATAAAAAGAGATATTTTTATTTTTAGTCCCTTTTGAAATAGCCTCCTCAAAATCACCGAAGTCGACAAGGCGACCATACCAAAGTATAGGACCTGTTGTATTAGCTTCGAATGATTGCCTCATCAGGGGGAATACACGTAATAACGAACTTTTCCCGCTACTATTCTTACCAACAAATACAGTAATAGGTTTTATTAAAAAATTAGCACGTGAAGTAAAACTTCTTAGATTTTTAACACCAAGAGAGGTAAGCATTACATCATCCTTAACAATTAGTTTTTTGTAACTATATGAGAATACCTATGCATCAGTATTTTTTCTATCTTAATTATTAACGCGTACGCAAAAAAGTAGGTACTGTGATAAGAGTGGTTACTTAGTCACGTAGCTTACACAATTCAGAAAACCTCGTTTTTTGCGGGGTTTTGTCGTTTTTGCGCCTAAATAATCTGCAATAAGTATGATTATCATGTGATTGTGGCGCATTTTCTTTTTGCTTCACACCCAACCCATCAGGGAGGGGGAGACGATGAAAATGAGCAATATAACAACAGCGGTCTCCTATACCGTGTCGGGTGGTAGTTTTATTTTCTGGGTTAAAGAGCTGATTGCTGGATTCACACCTGATGAGTGGACGGTTATTGGCGTACTTGGCTCTTTGTTTTTTATGGCCCTGACATTTTTGCTCAATGCAGGCGTGAAAATTTGGGACAGACGCCACGGCTATAAACCGGATGGTGAGTGATGGCCTCGACAAAAAGCAAATTAAGTTCGGTAGTCCTGGCTCTGGTTATGGTTGCAGCACCGGCCACAATAATTCTTGATCAGCTTTTGGATGAGAAAGAGGGTAACCTGCTTTCAGCTTATCCAGATGGGAAGGGGGTTTGGACTATTTGCCGTGGTGCCACAGTAGTTGATGGCAAACCGGTAGTGAAAGGGATGAAGCTGTCAGCGGAGAAATGTGCTGCGGTGAATAAGTTGGAGGCTGACAAGGCCATCAGTTGGGTAAATAAAAATGTCCGGGTACCGCTGACTGAACCACAGATTGCCGGTATCGCTTCGTTTTGCCCCTATAACATCGGCCCAGGCAAGTGTTTTACTTCCACCTTTTACCGGAAACTCAATGCTGGCGACCGCAAAGGCGCATGCTCTGAAATCAAACGCTGGGTATATGACGGCGGTAAAGATTGCAATATCCGCTCAAATAACTGTTACGGACAGATAGAACGCCGCGCGCAGGAAAGCGAACTGGTCTGTTGGGGGCTGGATGAATAAGGTCATTGGACTAGTTATTACTGTGCTGGTGATGGTTGTGTCGGCTCTGTTCTTTAACAGTTATCGCCTCTCAAATCAGGTCAAAAAAACGGAAGCAAAGCTGGTGGCGGAGCAAGCCACAAACACGGCACTGGGCAACATCATCGATGCATACCAGGTGAATGATGCCGCCAACCGAGCAGCCACAACCCGCCAGCTAGAGAAAGAAAGGAAACTACGCAATGAAAGTGAAGATCGGCTTAAGCGGTTTCTGGCGGCGTCGTCAGATGATAAGTGTGCTATTCAGCGCATGCCTGACGCTAGCATTAGCATCATGCGCGAGTAAGTCTGTACCACGTCCAGCCACAACTTGCCCTCTATTGCTACCTCCAGAATCAGCATTATTTGTATGTGAAGTACCTGAGTTTTCTGGTATTACATGGGGTGATAGTGGATTATATGCACTGATCCTAAAGCGTGAGTTGCGGATCTGTAAGGGACGGTTAGATGAAGTAATTGGCTGGCGACAGAGTGTTGCTAAGAAAACTTAGACTCTTATTTCATACGCACATATTATGCTTTGCCGAGTGACCATTGAACTCATCATTTAACCTACATTATTTTATGTGGTGGTAAACATAGCGCTTAGTATCAGAGCACATCACTTTAACAACGACATCCTGACTCATCACCCGTGCTAAAGGTATTCTAATATCCTTAAAGGAGAAAATATGGAATGGTTTAATAATAATGCTTCTGCGGTAATCGCTGCTTCAGCGGCTCTCCTCGCGGCTATAGTTGCTGGTAGTTTTGCTTTGCTCGGAGCTATTGTCAATAATAAAGCAAATAAGCAACAAAGAGAGGAGCTATTCCAAGCTGAGAGATGGAAATCAAATCGGCAATTATTTATTGAAAAGGGTGAAGAGGCTATAGGATTGATATCTTCGCTGTCTAATGAGTTTTTAGCCGTTGTCAATGCGACAACAATCGATACTGTAGGTGGACAGGACGGGGCTATTTCTGACAAGGTCAAAGAGCGACTCATCAACACTAATAGTGGTGCCATTCTAGATAGGCTTGATACATTAATAACAGCCTACTTCCCAGAGCTTTTACCATTTAAAGAAGATATTCTTAAAATTTACCAATTAGGCTTAAGAAAATATTTTGAATATGTAATGGGTAAAGTTAGTAAGCAAGATGCTGCAATAGATTTGCTTAAATGTAATGAATCACTAGTTAACAAAGCTCAAAATTTCAAATTGGAACTTTCCCGTAAAATATCCCAAACACTATAAAAATAGCCAAGCAACTGTATTCTTTACTCAAAGTATTTAGGGTAGACACCATAGTTCTTTCGGATGTTTATGGCATTACACAGCAGCTTTGCGAGGCTGTTATGTAATGCGCAAACAAAGCCATCAGTAACACCTTCCGCTCACCCTGAGCATGGTTGCTGGTGGTTTTTTTATTTAGGAAGGTGGGCGACCGCGAGTAGTTGGAGCTACTAACGGCCATTCATACCCACAGGATCGGTCATGAGTACGAACCAAGGCCCACTTGCTCTCGAGAGCAGGGTCATAATAGTTGGAACATGCAAAATGACCATAGTAAAAAATCAGAAAAAATTGGAGATAGTCTACAAACCGCTCAATTCGTTGATTGTTTATGCAAAAAACGCGAGAACACACTCTGTCGAGCAGGTAGATGAAATTACCGCGAGTATTAAGCAGTTCGGTTGGACAACCCCGATCCTTATTGATGAGCGGGGAGAGGTGATTGCTGGTCATGGTCGTTTACTGGCAGCAGAGCAGTTGGGTATTGAACAAGTCCCCACCATCACATTATCTGGGTTAACTGAGCCTGAGAAAAAAGCCTATCGCCTTGCCGATAATAAATTATCGCTTAATGCCGGATGGGATCAGGACCTCTTAACCTTGGAATTAAGTGATTTATTGGCGGAAAAATTTGATCTTGGTCTAACTGGATTTTCGCCTGAAGAAATCGATCAAATGTTGAATGTCGATTTTCCACCTGGTAACGAAAGTGATCAGGGAAAGCTCGACCACCTTGACGCCAAGCTTTGCCCACACTGTGGGGGTGTCCTATGACAACACTCACTGTTGATTGGGCAACTCATCAGGCTGCCAGTTTTGCTTGCCTTAACTGGCATTATGCGAAAGCGGTACCGGTTGGAAAATTGGTAAAAGTGGGCGCATGGGAAGATGGGGAATTTATTGGCGTCGTTATTTTTAGCCGTGGGGCCAATAACCACATCGGGCAACCATACAGTTTGCAACAGGATCAAGTTTGCGAACTTACCCGTGTGGCATTACGTCAGCATTTATCGCCAGTTAGTCAGATATTGGCGAAAGCGATTAAATTTCTCGCTGATGTTTGTCCCGGTCTGCGGCTAATCGTTTCTTATGCAGATAAAGACCAAAATCATCATGGCGGAATTTATCAGGCCACTAATTGGATATATGAGGGGCTATTTGGCGCAGGAACGGTGGGTGCATTCATTATCAAGGGTAAGAAAACCCACCCGCGCAGTGTTTCTGCCAAGGGGGTAAAGCAAAACCTTGAATCAATTCGCCAGCATTTAGACCCCAACGCCCAAGAGTTTAAAACGTCAGGAAAGCATAAATACCTGATGCCCCTCGACAAGAAAATGAAAAAAATCCTGATTTCACGTCATAAACCCTATCCCAAGAGGGCCTGACGATGGATAAGCCGACGCTAGATAAGGTGGAGGCATTGGCAGGGCGTGGATTAACGGAACAGCAGATAGCCGACACACTGGAAATCGACATTGATAATTTAAGAAGAGATAAATCAGCAATCTCGCTTTACCGGCTGGCTGTTCGCCGGGGAAAAGCCAAAGGGATAGCGGATATATCCAATTCTCTGTTTATCAAAGCCAAGAAAGGCGACACGCGAGCCATGATTTTCTTGCTGGAGCATTTAAAACCTCAATAACAGTTACCTACTGTCATTTCATCTATAAGGAAAATGATATGAACGATCAGCCCTATATTTATGCTGGAAAATTAAATACGGAAGAACTCTATAGCTGGCTAACTCAACAATCCCATGCTTTGGGAGCACTAATAATTCATGAAGCGCGGCAAGTTGCTTTGAACGAAGAACTAGCCGCACTTCATATGAAAAGCAATGAAGTTATTGAGGCTGCGTTCTCAAGAGTAACTCAGCAATGTTCGGATCCCACTCAGTACTCAAATAATCCCCAAAATCAACGCGAGGATTAGGAATATCGATCCTCAATAGCGGTTCTTGAGCTTCTGGAGATAGATTTGACAGGTGAAGTTCATCAGCTAGCGCCAGAAAGGTGTGTTCTAAATTCATTGAGTTAATGAACTCTGGTGTCCAGTGGTATTTATTCATAAGCTTATGCAAGAGTGCATTTTTACCATTGAGTGAAACTAAAGTCCCATCAAGGCTTTTTCTGTACTCGTGAAGTAATACATCAAGAGTGAATATTTGTGCCGCGCGCCGGATAGCACATTCTTCTTTGAAGTTATCGGTTAATCCTACGTCAGCTAGATTTCTGGCTTTTCGTACTTTAGAGAGAATTGTTACCCATAGTTTTTGATAGTTAGTCATTGTCGAACATCCTTAGTTCTTAGGTGTAGGAACCAACAGAATATACTGGTGAACAACTCGATACTAATCTTGTGGGGAAAAATGAAAAAGCCGGATTGGGAGGCGATAAAGCGCGAATACTGTGCCGGACAACTTTCAATTCGCGCATTAGCTGAAAAGTACGGTGTCAGTGATACTGCAATACGGAAGAGGGCTAAAGCTGATGAATGGCCTAAGCCCGAAAAGGTTCGCAAAACAGGTTCGCATAATTCCGGTGCGAACCTGCGAACCAAAGATAAAAAATCAATTTCTCCGATTGAAAACCAAATCGATTCAAATTGCTCACCAATTGAAAATCAAATTGAAGAAAGCTGCTCTATCGCCAGTAGATACGGGCTTAACGATATGCAGGCAAAATTCGTCAGTGAGTATTTAATTGATTTGGATAAGACGGCTGCTTATAAACGGGCAGGATATAAATGCGAGGGATTAACCGGTGCTGCTGCTGCCCGTCGGTTGTATCGCCATGTATCGGTAAACAGAGCCATACGCGATGCTATGGAAGCCAGAGAGAAACGGACGCATATCACGCAGGATGCCGTTTTAAATTGGTGGTGGGATATTGCCACGGCCAACGCCAACGAAATTTCAGAGTTTCGTCGTTTATGTTGCCGCCACTGTTGGGGGATTGAAAATAAATACCAGTGGATTAACGAGCAGGAATATCAGGAAGAGTCAGAGAAAAGGACTAATAACGGAAAACCTGCGCCACTGGATGATGGCGGTTACGGTTTTGACAGTACGCTCGATCCCAATCCAGATTGCCCACGTTGTAATGGTGAGGGGCAAGGCAGGGCGCATTTTCATGATTCGCGGGATTTATCGATTTCGGCACGCCGCCTTTATGCCGGTGTTAAGCAAGGCAAGTTTGGCTTAGAAGTTATTACCCGTAATCAGGATGACGCACTAAAAATGGTCGGGCAACATTTGGGTATGCTGAAAAATAAAACCGAAATCAGCGGCCCTGATGGTGGTGCCATTAGCCAGGTGAATTACACGCCAGAAGATTATTCGAAAGCACAGCAGATGTTAGAGGGTAAATTGCCGGGGTTGGATTGAATACTGACAATCAGACGCGCTTGCCAGCTTCACTGTAGGCTTCTTCACGATCCCGTTTACCTACGGCAACCACAAAAACCGTGATTTTTTCGTCTTGCACCTGATAAATCAGGCGGTATCCGGCGCTGCGTAGTTTTATTTTGTAACAATCAGGTAAGTCGCGCAGTCTATTGGCTTCAACGCGTGGATTTTTAATCACTTCGAGCAGCTTTTTCTTAAATTGCTGGCGTACGGTATCGCCGAGCTTATGCCATTCCTTTAGCGCCCGGCGATCAAAATCAAGATTATAAGTCATCCAGTGATACCCTGACTGGTTGTGGATTGGCTAAACGTTCTCTGACTACGGCGACCAGTGCTTGATCTTCATCGGTCAGCAACACGGATTTAAAGGGCAGTTTGCCACTTTGTGCCACATATTCCAGTGTCTGGCGTAGCAAATCAGAGGGGGTGACCCCCAGTTTTTCCAGTACCGCATAAGAACGATCTTTTAAGTCATCATCAATGCGAATATTAATGTTACCCATCTTTGAACCTCACTTATGTAATGACATCTGTAATTACAAATGTCATTTTGTCCCTATCGGGAAAAAAGTGCAAGGGGAATAATGGCGATAAATCACCCAACCATGGCGCGATAGCAGGATCACCACATGAGCGATATTCTCGAATGGGAAAATCTGGATTTCCCGTCGCGTGTCGCCCTGAAATCCAGATCGGAAAAATCATTTCTTAATTTCACTCGCATTTGGTTTGAGCTGCTGCAAAGTGACCGGTTACTGGTGAACTGGCATCATAAAATGATGGCCGCAAAGCTGGATGATTTGGTCAATAACCGGCTGCAACCGCGCAACCTGATTGTGAACGTGCCGCCAGGTGGGACTAAAACCGAGTTTATTTCGGTTCATCTGCCGGCCTACATCAATATGTTGGTACAGACTGGCCAGTTACGGCGCTTTCGAAATCTCAATGTGTCATTTGCTGACACACTGGTAAAACGCAATAGCCGCCGCACCCGCGATATTATCGCCAGCCCTGAGTATCAATCACTGTGGCCTTGCCGCTTTGGTATTAATCAGGCGGAAGAGTGGGAAATCGTTAATAGCCGGGGCCGAATGGTGGGGCAGACCGTTTCCCGCTCCAGCGGTGGGCAATTAACCGGTGGTCGTGCGGGTTTCCCCGGCCCTGATTTTTCCGGTTTTGTCGGGCTGGATGATTACAATAAACCCGAAGATATGTTTTCGGCTACCAAACGGGCCAGCGCTAACCGTATCTTGGTGAACACCATCCGCTCACGACGCGGTGATAAGAGCAAAGAGCACCCGACACCGTTCGTTTCTATCCAGCAGCGGTTACATACCGATGACGCCACCGGATTTATGCTGTCCGGCAAGATGGGGGTGGATTTTCACCACATCACCATTCCAGCCTTGGTTAGTGAAGAATATATTGATGCATTGCCGGAGCCGTGGCGCTCGCAGTGCTGGTTCTCGGTTAAAAATAGTGAAAGTGTGGTGGTCGGCGGGGTGCGTTATTGGTCTTACTGGCCGGTAAACGAATATGTCGGTGATTTGCTGCGGTTGTGGGAAAGCGACGAATACACTTTCATGTCGCAATATATGCAGCGCCCACGGGCATTGACTGGCGGGTTAATTGATACCGATTGGTTTAAACGCTACACCCATTTACCCCCGCTGACTCACCGCGCCGTTTATGTTGATACCAATTCCGGCAAAATTGAAGATTACAACGACTACACCGTCTTTACCCTGGTGGGGATGGGTGTTGATGGCAATCTCTACATTATTGACAGTGTGCGTGGCCGCTGGGACCCAGAAGACTTACTGACCACCGCGCAAGACTTATGGGAAAAGTGGCGACCTTATAATCCGAAACGCCCCGCGCCATTACGCCATATGGGCATCGAGGATAAGCAAGCCGGGCAAGGTCTGATTACCACGCTGGTAAAACGTAAAAGCATTCCCATCCTGACCATCCCGCGCGGCTCAGGCCAAAACAAGCTGATCCGTTGCCTGAATACCATTCCGCAGATGAAAACCGGTTGTGTCTATCTTCCGGCACTGATGACTGACGACGGCCAAAAGATCCCGCAGGTTTATTACTGGGATGGTGCAGTGGCCGCCTCGACTGATTGGGTCATGCCTGCACTGACGGAATGCGCTGATTTCTCAGCGGACGACAGTCATAAAAACGACGACATCCTCGACACAATTATGGATTCGATAGAAATCGAATTAATTGCTGGTGGCAGCATCAGTTATGACAAGTGGGTTTAACGATGAGTGAAAAACTGGATTTTGGCGGTAAACCCCGCATTCGCCTGACTGCTGATGGTTTGTCGAATGTGATGACGGGGATGGGTACCGACCGTGACCGGCGTATGTATAGCCGCTTTATGTATGGCGCGATGCAAGATTTTGCTGAGCTGGAGGCCGCTTATACCGAAAACTGGATTGCCCGTTCGATTATTGATATTCCGGTTGATGATGCCACTCGCGAATGGCGCTCATTTCCGTCAGATGATGCTACCGCACTACGCAATGCTGAAAACCAGTTCAATATTCAGGGGGTTACCCAAGAGTCCTTTAAATGGGCCGGATTATATGGCGGGGCGGGGGTATTGGCTAAGTTAGCTATAGTGCCGTAA